GCAAGATGGTAAACTTTTTATTGAAGGTCAGAAAGAGGATAAAGAAACGGAAACCAATTATCTCCACAAGGGTCTGGCTCAACGGTCATTTACACGAGCATGGACGCTCTCTGACGACACGGAAGTACGATCAGTTGATTTTGAGGATGGGCTTTTAACAGTTACTTTGGGTAGAATTGTCCCAGAGCATCACAAGCGTAAGGACTATCTCTAAATAGAATTGAATATCGTCGGCGCGAGGAGCACCTGGCAAAATCCAGGTTGACTCCTCCTTTTTTTCTTGCTATAATGATCGGAGGGACCGATTAAAAATGTCAATCAAAGTAATTTTATTAAAGTCTGGAGATCAGGTAATTACAGATGTTAAAGAGGTAATTTCTGACAATAAACCAGTAGCCTATCTTTTCACAAATCCTCAAAAAGTAACAATCAACAAACCATTTCTTCTTTCAGAGGAGGACAATGAAAGATCTTATGAGATTACTTTTTCACAATGGATGATGCTTTCGGCAGATAAAGAAATCGCAGTTCCAACAAGTTATGTTGTAACACTTGTTGAACCCCTAGATAGTGTTAAGGAAATGTATTTGGAGAAAGTTAATGGATCAAACGATCAAGTGTCTTCTGTTGAAGAATGATGTTGTATTAATATCTGAAATTATAGAAGTTGGTTCTGAACTTGGTGAACCAGATTGTAAACTTATCAGACCTTTTAAACTTATTGAACAGGTGGACAGCTTTACTTTAGAACCATGGATTACATTTAGTTCACAGGAAGAATTTATGATTCATTCTGATAGTATACTTACATTGGTTGATCCAACAGCAGAGTTACTCTCCAAATATTTTGAAATGATTGCCTGATGAAATTCTATACAAACGTCCAAATGGTCGGGGACCACTTCTTGGTCCGTGGTTACGAAAATGGTCGCCATTTCGCAACCCGTGAGAAGTTTAACCCGACTCTTTTTGTCAATGCAAATAAAAAGACTAATTACAAAACTTTGAATGGGGACTATGTAGAAGCAGTTAAACCTGGATCAGTTCGTGACTGTCGTGAGTTTATTAAAAAATATGATGGAGTAGAGGGATTTAAAATCTACGGAAATGAAAGGTTCATCTATCAGTATATTTCAGAAACTTATCCTGAAGAAGAGATGAAGTTTGATATTAACAAAATCAAACTGACAACTCTTGATATTGAGGTTGCGTCAGAGAATGGATTTCCTGATGTTGAATCCGCTGCCGAAGAAATTCTTTTGATTACAATTCAGGATTATTCTACGAAAGAAATTATTACTTGGGGAAAGGGTCCCTTTAAACTCAATCAAGGAAATGTTTATTATAAACAATTTAATAATGAGTATGATCTTCTTAATGACTTCATCAATTGGTGGATGATTGAAGAAAACACTCCAGAAGTCATTACTGGTTGGAATAGTAAACTGTACGATATCCCTTACATCGTTCGTCGCCTAGATCGTGTTCTGGGAGAAAAATTGATGAAGCGTATGTCTCCTTGGGGTCTTGTCACCGAAGAGGAAACATATATTTCTGGTCGTAAGTATATTTCATATGATATTGGTGGTATCTCACAGTTAGACTATCTTGATCTTTATAAGAAATTTACTTATACGAACCAAGAATCTTATCGTCTGGATCATATTGCGAATGTTGAACTCGGGCAGAAAAAACTTGATCACTCCGAGTTTGATACTTTCAAGGACTTCTATACTAAAGGTTGGCAGAAGTTTGTAGAGTACAACATCAAAGACGTAGAACTTGTTGACCGACTGGAAGACAAGATGAAACTGATTGAACTTGCTCTTACGATGGCATATGATGCAAAGGTAAACTTTGAAGATGTATTCTATCAGGTTCGGATGTGGGATACAATTATCTACAACTACCTAAAGAGAAGGAATATCGTGATTCCTCCCAAAGAGAAATCCGATAAAGATTCCAAGTATGCGGGTGCCTATGTTAAGGAACCAATTCCTGGAATGTACGATTGGGTTGTGTCTTTTGACCTTAATTCTCTATATCCTCACCTGATCATGCAGTATAATATCTCACCAGAAACTCTTCTGGATGAGAAGCACCCAACTGTAACTGTGGATAAGATTCTCAATCAGGATCTTACCTTTGAGTTGTATAAGGACAAAGCAGTCTGTGCTAATGGAGCAATGTTTCGTAAAGATGTGCGTGGATTTCTCCCAGAACTGATGGAAAAGATTTATGAAGATCGCACCATCTATAAGAAGAAAATGCTTGCTGCCAAACAGGAGTATGAAAAAACAAAGAACAAAGAATTGGTTAAAGAGATTGCCAGATGTAATAATATTCAGATGGCACGAAAGATTCAACTTAACTCTGCTTATGGTGCCATTGGTAATCAGTATTTCCGCTATTACAAACTAGCAAACGCAGAAGCAATCACCTTGTCTGGTCAGGTTTCCATTCGTTGGATTGAGAACAAGATGAATGCTTATCTAAACAAGATTCTTAAAACTGATGGAGTTGATTATGTTATTGCTTCAGATACTGATTCCATTTATCTTAATATGGGTCCTCTGGTTGAAACTGTATACAAAGGAAGAGAGAAAACTACTGAAAGCATTGTTTCGTTCCTTGATAAGGTCTGTAAGGTGGAATTTGAAAAGTATATTGAAAATTGCTATGAAGAACTGGCGACCTATGTAAATGCTTATGACCAAAAGATGCAGATGAAGCGTGAGAATATTGCCGAGCGTGGAATCTGGACTGCCAAGAAGCGTTACATTTTGAATGTCTGGGATAGTGAGGGTGTTCGCTATGAAGAACCCAAACTCAAGATCATGGGCATTGAAGCAATTAAATCTTCAACTCCTGCTCCTTGTCGTCAGATGATTAAGGATGGACTTAAGTTAATGATGAACGGAACTGAAGAAGATGTGATTAACTTCATTGATAAATGTCGTCAGCAATTTAAAGCACTTCCTCCAGAATCTATTGCCTTTCCAAGAACTGCTTCTGATGTTCGTAAATATGCGTCATCGTCTAGCATCTATGCCCAGAAAACTCCCATTCATATTCGTGGAGCACTTCTGTTCAATCATTATATAAAGGAGAATAAACTTACCAATAAATATTCTCTTATTAGTAATGGTGAAAAAGTCAAATTTATTTTCTTAAAAAAACCAAATATAATTCAGGAAAATGTGATCTCCTTTATTCAGGATTTTCCAAAGGAACTTAACCTTGACAAATACATTGACTATGAACTACAATTTGAAAAGAGTTTTATTGATCCACTCAAATCAATCCTTGATGTGATTGGGTGGAATGTAGAAAAAACTGTAAACCTTGAATTATTTTTTGCCTAATGGATCTTCCTATTAACGATAATGAGCTTTCAACTATTATCAACGCCATGTCTCTTGGTGGTGATACTGCTCTTTATCAAAAACTTAAACTGGTGAAGGAACTTCGTGAACAGGGACTTCCATATAAAAAAATTCTTCGTGAACAATACGGGATGGTAGCTTGATGGACTTTCTAAAAGAAATTGTAAAAGAAGTTGGTGGCGAGTATACACAACTTGCTGCTGATATTGATGAGACTGAAAAGTATGTGGATACAGGTTCGTACATTTTTAATGCACTGGTTTCAGGTAGCATATTTGGCGGTGTATCTGGCAATAAGATTACTGCTATTGCTGGAGAGTCTAGTACTGGAAAGACTTTCTTCTCACTCGCCGTTGTTAAGAATTTTCTTGATACCAATCCCGATGGTTATTGTCTCTATTTTGATACTGAAGCCGCTATTAATAAGTCACTCCTAGAATCTAGAGGAATTGATCTATCAAGACTTGTTGTGGTTAATGTTGTTACTATTGAAGAGTTTCGTAGTAAGGCACTCAAGGCAGTAGATATTTACTTAAAAAAACCAGTAGATGAACGCAAACCCTGTATGTTTGTGCTAGACTCTCTGGGTATGCTTTCCACAGAGAAAGAGATCACTGACGCACTTAACGACAAACAAGTTCGTGACATGACTAAATCACAACTTGTTAAAGGTGCTTTCCGTATGCTCACTCTCAAGTTGGGACAGGCAAACATTCCAATGATCGTGACCAACCACACTTATGATGTTATCGGTGCTTATGTCCCTACAAAAGAAATGGGCGGTGGTTCTGGTCTTAAGTATGCCGCTTCTACTATCATCTATCTCTCAAAGAAAAAAGAGAAAGATGGAACTGAAGTCATCGGAAACATTATCAAGGCTAAGACTGCTAAATCGCGTTTAAGTAAGGAGAACCAAGAAGTCAATGTCCGTCTATTTTATGATGAGCGTGGTCTTGATCGCTATTATGGTCTTCTGGAACTCGGGGAACTCGCTGGACTCTGGAAGAATACTGCGGGGCGTTATGAGATCAATGGTAAGAAAATTTACGGGAAGGAAATCTTAAAAAATCCTGATCAGTATTTTACCGAAGAAGTAATGCAGCAACTTGATGCTGCCGCGAAACAAGAATTCTCTTATGGAACGAATTGAGACAACTATTTTAAGAAACCTTGTATTTAATGAAGAATATTCTAGAAAGGTAATTCCTTTCATTCAACCAGATTATTTTGATCAAAGGTCGGAAAAAGTTGTTTTCCAGGAGATCGTTCACTTTATTGTAAAGTATGGTTCGGCAATTACAACCGAAGCACTTCAGATTGAACTAGAGAATAGGACCGATCTAACTGAAAGTGAAGTCAAGGAAGTGAGAGAGATTAGTTCTTCTCTCACTGATTTTCCAGTTGAGAAGCAGTGGTTACTTGACACTACAGAAAAGTGGTGTCGTGACCGTGCCATTTATTTGGCACTTATGGAGTCTATCAATATTGCTGACGGCAATAATGAAAAAAAGAATAGGGATGCCATTCCTTCTATTCTTTCTGACGCACTGGCAGTGTCCTTTGATAATCATATTGGACACGATTACCTGAATGATTATGAGGCACGCTATGAGTCCTATCACAGAAAAGAGGATCGTATCCCGTTTGACCTTGAGTATTTCAACAAGATTACGAAAGGTGGTCTTCCTAATAAGACTCTTAACATCGCTCTTGCTGGGACAGGTGTCGGTAAGTCTCTTTTCATGTGTCATATGGCTAGCGCCTGTCTCCTTAACGGACACAATGTGCTTTATGTTACAATGGAGATGGCAGAGGAGAAAATTGCTGAACGTATTGATGCAAACCTTCTCAATGTCAACATCCAAGATTTGACAGATCTGCCAAAGACAACCTTTGAAAACAAGGTTACAAAACTCTCCAAAAAGACACAAGGAACTCTAATTATTAAAGAATATCCTACTGCTTCGGCACACAGTGGACACTTCAAGGCACTTCTCAATGAGTTGTCACTTAAGAAGTCCTTCCGCCCAGATATTATCTTTATTGATTATTTGAATATCTGTGCTTCTTCCCGTTATAAGACAAACCTTTCTGTCAACTCATATTCTTATATTAAGGCAATTGCCGAAGAACTTCGTGGATTGGCAGTGGAAGCAAATGTTCCTATCGTTTCTGCCACCCAGACCACTCGCTCTGGTTATGGTAATAGCGATGTTGAACTGACTGATACGAGTGAATCATTTGGTCTTCCTGCTACTGCTGATCTTATGTTTGCCCTTATTTCCACCGAAGAGTTGGAAGGTCTTGGACAACTCATGGTGAAGCAATTGAAGAATCGCTACAATGATCCAACTATCTACAAGCGTTTTATTGTGGGTATTGACAGAGCAAAGATGAGACTGTATGATTGTGAACAGTCCGCTCAAAAGGACATACTTGACTCTGGACAAGAAGACGAGTATAATGATTACGAAGACAAGAAACCTAAAAAGTCGTTTGAAGGATTTAAATTTTAATGGAAACCGCAAAGCATGTTGATTTTGATAAGTACGCAGAGTTTGTGGACGCTGTGACTTCTGATGCGTCCAAAGACTTTCTTTCTCTTTCTGATCGTCTTGTCGCACTTGATGAGAAGGGTGCTAATATTGAGCGTCTTCTGACTGCTGCCGTTGGTATCAATGCCGAAGGTGGTGAATTTATGGAGATTGTTAAGAAGATGATCTTTCAAGGTAAACCATTCAATGAAGATAATCGTGAACACATGATTATTGAACTGGGTGATATTATGTGGTATGTTGCCCAGGCATGTATGGCACTTGATGTCACTCTTGATGATGTGGTTGCTAAAAATGTACAAAAACTTCTAAAGCGTTATCCTGAAGGTGCTTTTGATGTTTACTTCTCCGAAAACCGTGCTGCTGATGACCGATGACCAAAGATAAAAAAGTAACAGTTAAAATGGATGTTCGTGCCGCAGCAGCAGTTCGTCAAGTTCTGTTTGAGGCACAAAAGGGATATGGTCTTGAATATACTCCTGAACGAATCATTGATATTCGTTCAGTCATTCAAGATCTTGATGATAATATTGGTGCCGTTCTTGGTGCTTAACCCTTTCGGGTTTTTTGGGGAATTAGCTCAGTTGGTAGAGCGCCTGCTTTGCAAGCAGGATGTCAGCGGTTCGAGTCCGCTATTCTCCATATGCTCATGTGGCGGAATTGGTAGACGCGCTGGGTTTAGGTTCCAGTAGATTTATCTGTGGAGGTTCAAGTCCTCTCATGAGCACTAAATAAAAATAAAAATGCCTGCTAATACAAATAAGTTATTAGATTTAAATATGGCACTTCAGGATGTTCTTGGGAGTGTTAAAGGTATTGATATAAAAGTCAAAACAGCAACGGCAAATTCTGTAAAGTATATTGTTAAATCTCAAGATAGAGTATCTACTAGGGATATAATAGAGCAACAACTTAAGATAAGAAAAGTTGGAACTGTAAGTAGAGAATTAAAAAGTGAATCCTCAATGGAGGTTACTACATGTGTTATAAGAGTTGGTGGGAAGACAGAAACTCATACTTTTGTTTATAAACCAATTCGTGGTGGAATGTCTCAAACCACATTGAATGCTTCTATTACAGAATTATTTCCATGTATTGCTTTCATCACTGGAATAAAATCTAGATCAATTACAAGTACTAAAGATTTTTATGAAAAAATAATAGCAAATAATAAACCAAATTTGAGATGCTATGTAAATCCTAGAGATGCGAAAGCTGGAAAGGAATTTATTGAAAAAGCGGAAACTGGAAAGTTTGATGAAAAAGTTAGAAATGCGATTAATGTTCTTAGGTGGATTGAAACAGTAAATAAGAAGCATCCAATAGCAAATGTTATTTGGGGATATCGTGCTAAACCACCAGGAGTAATGTCAAATCATCCAGGTGATATATTTTTACAATTTAAAAATGGAAAGTTATTGGGTGTAAGTTTAAAAGCTGGTGGAGAAAATACTGCTGAACCAAAATTAAATACTTATGTTAGACCAATATATGAATACTATGGTAGACTAAGTGAATATGCTCAACTCAAAGATAAACTTTGGCCTCAATATTTACAGATACCAGGAATAACAGAGGATGATAAAAAATTTTGGGGTAAAACAGTTTTGGCGAAGAAAACTTATGCTTTTGAAACTCAAAATAAAAGTAAATATGATGAGTTATATGACACTAATTTGGCAATAATAAAACAAGAATTGATTAATTTATTAAACAGTGATATGAATAAAACTAAATCATGGATATTGGAAAAAGTAGCACAACAGCAGCAGGATGTTCCTCTTGTGGTTGTTAAAGCAACGCAAGCAACTGCAAGACGCGATAAATCTAGTGATGTTTTAGTGGAGGCATTGGCATCTGTAACTAGTATAGTGGCAAAACCAGCAACAGGAACATCAAAACAGTCGTGGAATATTGTGTTAAAGGATGGATCTACTTTAGAAATGGATTTTACTACTAGAACAAATAAAGTTGGTGCGGGACATAAACTAGGTCAATTTGAAAATCTTGCCGTTAAATTTAACAAAGTGAGCAAAAAGTGAATCAACAAATACAAGATATTATTAATTCTTTTGAGTCTATTTCAAAATCTAGATCTTCTAGGTATAATGATCTTCTAGCACATGTCTACATGACCTTTGATAAAAAGATCTCATTATGTAAGACGGATAGGGAAATGAATAAATATAAGAAAATGAGGACTAGTGTTCTCCGATACATTGTTGCAAATGAACGGGCAATAACTACTGAAATCTGTAAGTAATGAAAAGTTTTTTCCAATTTTTGTCTGAAGCATCTGGATCAACTGCGGTTCAGCAGGCAGAACGCATGGGTCTAGTTGGTGATGGTCATGGTGGATGGTATGATCCAAAGACCAAAGAGTTTGTTGCCAAGACGGAAAAGGGTCAATTAAAGTTTTATAATAAGCGTCAAAGAGTTGGGCAGCAAGATCCAGCACAAACTGATAAAGAAAAGAATTTATCACAACCAACACAAAAACCAGCACCTCAACAACAGGAACCAGCATCAGAAAAATCAGATATGGTTCCACCAGAAGTTGAAAAAACAAAGGGAACTTTGACTGTTGCTTTTGGTCGCTTTAATCCTCCAACCACTGGGCATGAGAAACTTTTAGATACAGTTGCTAAATCGTCTGATGATGGTGACTATATTATTGTCCCATCTAGGAGTCAGGATAAGAAAAAGAATCCACTGGATGCAGATATTAAAGTCTCTATTATGAGACAGATGTTCCCCGGTCATAGTGAAAAGATTGTTAATGATCCAGCAAATCGTACTATCTTTGATGTACTTAAGAAGGCACACATGGATGGATACACGAATGTAAGAATCGTCGGTGGTGGTGATAGAGTTAAAGAATTTGAAAATCTCTCTGGCAACTATAACGGAAAACTCTATGCTTTTGATAATATAGAAGTTCGTTCTGCTGGTGAAAGAGACCCAGATGCCAAAGATGACATATCTGGAATGTCAGCATCAAAGCAAAGAAAGGCAGCAGCAGAAGGAGATTTTAAATCTTTCCGCAAAGGTGTTCCTGCTTCAATGAATGATAAGCAGGCAAGAGAACTTTATAATACTCTTCGTTCTGCCATGCAAATTAAGGAAGGATGGAGCCTTTGGGAGATTGCTCCAAAATTTGACTGGTTGAATCTCCGCGAAAATTACATACAAGAAAAAATCTTTAAGATTGGTCAACTGGTAGAAAATCTTAATACGGGTCTTGTTGGTAAAATTATTCGTAGAGGAACTAACTATTTGATTTGTGTAACTGAAGACAATATTATGTTTAAGTCTTGGATCAAGGATGTTGTAGAGACCAAAAATTATCAAGAAGTTCCAATGAAGAATCTAAAAAATCTTGTTCATAAAGCAGTGAATAGAACTGATGATAATATTGATGGGTTTGTAGATAAAGATGATAAAAAGGTTGGACCATATGGTGCCTTTATACCAACAGCTAAAAATCAGGGTAAGATTTTCAGATCTTTACAAAAGGAACAAAAGTTGACAAATGTTTCTGGAGTGCCTGCTGATCAAAGAGAAGTTGGAACAGATTCTTTAAGAAAATATGCTATGAGAATGACTAATACCACCCATATACAGAATTTCATAAATAGATACAGGAAAAAGTAAGTAATTAAATTTTTTCAATGGAAAAACCTACAGGATCTCCTGCTGCCGGAGCAAAAGAGAAGATTGAAAAGCAGGCAAGGCAACTTGCTTATGATACTCGCTATAAGGTAAGACAGGCAATGAATAAGGGTACAAAAATGAACCCTGCTCAAGTCTCTAAAGCATATATGTCCCAACTTGCCAAGTCAAGTGCTGCTCCTGCTGTAAAGGCAAGAGCAAAGCAAATGCTTCTTGGAGAAGATCTTGTTGACACAAAGAGACTTGCGACAGATACAATCGTATCTGCCATGTATAAAGTTTTTGTTGAGGGTGTTGAAGAGGAAGTTGTTGTAGAAAATACCGACTATATTCAACAACTCAATGAGATGGAAGAGAAGACATATAAAATTAGAGTTACCGATAAGAAGACTGGCAATACTTATGTAAGAATGGCAACTCGTGCAAAGATTGCCGAACTTCGTGCGAATCCAAATATCTCATCTGTTGAGATGACTCAATATGGTGAACCAACCAAGTCAGAAAAGCATAAAGGTTCATCAACGGCAAAAACAAAGTCTGGTAAAGGTTTAGATCCTGTCGGACAAGAAGATGGTGATGTGGATAATGATGGTGATCGTGATAAGTCTGATAAGTATCTTCTGAATCGTAGAAAGGTTCGTGGTAAGGCAATTGCAACTCGCAAAGAAGATTACAACTGGCAAGATGGATTTGCCGAACTGATTGAAAAGAAAAAAGAAGAAGATGGTGAAAAGAAGATCACTGGTGAAGGAGTTAATAACTCTAAATTGATCACTGTATTTCCAGATGAAAACAGCGGAATTAAGGAAGAAGCAGAAGATCAAAAGCAGTCACAACAGCAACAGGCACAAAAGTCTTCTGATAGTAAGACAGAACAAAGAAAGAAACAAACAGTCGCTAATCAAAAGAAAATTTTGATGGCAAAACTTCAACAACTTCAAAAAGGTATTCCTCTTTCACAAGAGGAAGTTGAAGTAGAAGGTGAGCAGATTGATGAGAAAATCACTGCCAAGACTGATATGGGTGATGCAATCAAAGACTTTTATGCTTCCAAGTCCTCACAGTTAGCGGGTAGAACTAAAGAAGAAAGAAGAAAGGCTGCGATTGCTGCTGTTTTAACTGCCCGTCGCGGTGGTAAGAAACTTGGCGAAGAAGTCAAAAATGAAAAAGATCCAAGAGAAATTCCAACCGAAATTGATCTAGTTAAAGCTAGATTAAGAGCAAAGGGAATTAAAGTTTCTGGAATCACTCCTTCACCAAGAAATACAGAGACCGTAGAACTCCCTCCTATTGGGGAGCAGATGACAACTCAAACCCAATTTAAACCACTCCCATCTTCAGGAAGCACAGGTACAAATACTCCACCTCCTGCTCCACAACTTCCTCCCCCAAGTGCTGCTAAAAAACCAGTAAAAAAACCTCTCATGGTAAACTCTTACGAAGCAGAGGGTGAGGTAATTGATGAAAGAACCAGAGATCGTAAAGGTCAACCAAGACCTGAAAGAAATCGTGCTATGGAAATGGTGAGAAAGATGCCAGAAGTTAAGAAAGGTCTTATGACTCGTAGTGGCAGAACTGTTTCCCAACATGAAAAAGAAAGAGGTGTAAAAAAGGAACCAGGAGCACCTACCCCCAAAGGAGAAACAACTGCTGATAGACTTGAAGCAAAGAAGAGAAAAGCAGCAGTAGCAAAAGCAGCAGCACAAAGAGCACAAGACAATATGAGTTCAAGGTTTGACTGATACTAAATAGCCCATGATACTCTCACACGGAGGACATCATGGGCGCAGTAGTAGCGGTTGTAAAACCAATTCTTCTACAGATTGCTACACATCCAGCAGTTAAAAACCTTGTTATTGATCTTTTGACCAAGTATGTAAAATCCACCGACAATAGCATTGACGATATGGTCCTTGCTACTGTTAAGGAACTTCTCTTCAAACCACAATCTGAAGGATGATTACTTGCTTTGTAACTAACTGGGGAGTAACCATTGCTTTAGGTCTGTTGTTAACTGCGTCAGAGTGGTTGGCAAAAACAAAAAGATTTGAAGAGAATGGATTACTTGACCTTATTACTCACTTTCTAAAAGTAGTATTGCGTAAGGAGACCAAAAAGTAAAGGTCTCCTTTTTTTATAAATATCTGTATACAAAGAATTATAGGTAGGGAAACATGGCTCTTTGGGGCAAGCAAGATTCTTTAGCAAATCTGACTGGAACTATAACAGTCGATCTTGGTGCTGAAACTATTACTGGTAGTGGAACAACTTTTGTAACTGCTGGGATTTCTACCGGTGACATTATAGTTATCGGTGCTGGTGCAACATATGGTCAAGCCGTTGTAACTGGCATAACTTCAGCAACTTTACTTTCAATTGGATCAACTCAATTTTTGATTCCACATCCAACACTTAATACAATTGCGGGCGCTGGTTATACCGTAACACAGAAACCAAAATATACTGTTGAAGACGGTCAATATAACGCCCCTGATGTAAAATCAAATAGATTCTCTTCTGTCTTTGGTGTGGATACAACTGAAGCAGGTGTTGCTGCCGGTACAACTGTCGGTGGTAAGAATGCTGCTTATGCGGTAGCACATGCTGGTTGGGTAGGTGTTACGACTTATGTTGATACTCACGGAAACTTTAGAGTTAAGTCCGAGACTCTAGTTGCATTTAGTGGTATTAGTAGCGACGCACAAGACGACGCAAGATTCCCAGATAGCTGATAATATGGTATGAGATTTGATGAGTTGAATGAAAATAACTATTTGTTATTTGCTATAAAATTCTATGACAATCCTCATGCTTTGACTAGAGAAGATTTTGAGGATGATTTAAAGCGAATTAAGTATGTTAAGAGACTTCTTAAAAGGTATAAAAATACTGGAGTCTTAAAAACACATTTAATTTTAAATCATCTGACAGTCTTGTTTAATGTTTTCAATGATGCTGCTGTTCCTTTATTATTTTATAATTTGGAGCAGGATCTTTGGCCATCTATTAAAAGTTTTTTGATTTTTTTAAATAGAATTCCAGAGTTTCCAAAAACTCTCATTCATGAAATACAAGAAGATAATTATTGTATAAAAGAACTTAATTCAATCTAATGGACATAGATAAGATTATTGATATTATTCGCTCTCTTAAAGAGGATGCAGCACCAACCATGTCTGTTGGAACTGGTGAGAAATCACTTGGGTATAATATAGAAACTGGAACTCCACCAGTTTATAAAAAGAAGAAAAAATACATTTATGGTGGAAAAGGATCCCGCAAAAACTGGATGACCTAAAATGTTCAGCAATGACTCAAAGATTCAACTAGCCGTATTACAAGAACGCTTCAAGGCACACGAACAAATCATTGATAAGGTTGATACTGCCATTCAAACTTTGAGTGAGACAAATCAAAATATTTGTAAAATGCTTGCCGTACATGATGAAAGAATAGGTGTTCAAGCAAAGGTAGATGATGATATTTGTAAGAAGGTAGAAGATATTGAAAGTAGAATAGATAATCTTTTTAAGTTTAGATGGCAAGTTGGTGGAGTTTTAGCAGTTACTGTTGTATTGATCGGTGTTTTCAATGCCTTTGGACCAAAGTTATTGACTCCTTCTCCTGCCTCTGCTACAATAGAACGCACGAAGTAATAACTCCTTCATAATGGATTTGGTTGATTCCAAGTATATTGGATTAGTTTCATCACGCCTACAAAAATTTAAGAGGGTCAAGTCGGATCTCTACAACTTCCGCTGCCCTATCTGTGGGGACTCCCAGAAGAATAAAACAAAGGCACGAGGGTATATTTACTCTGTGAAGAACAACACCAACTTCAAGTGCCATAATTGTGGTGCTAGTTTGTCCTTCAACAACTTTCTAAAAGAGTTAGACTCAACGCTTCACAAGCAATACACGCTGGAAAAGTTCAAGGAAGGACATACTGGAAAGAACTTCGTTGTAGAAGCACCAAAACTAGAATTCAAGAAACCAGTATTCAAAAAGAGTTTAGATCTTCCAAAAGCATCAGAGGTTCCTGTTGCCAAAGAATACTTGGAGAAAAGAAAACTTAATCCAGAAAAGTTTTATTTTGCTCACAAATTCAAAGAGTGGACTAACACTCAAAAACAGACTTTTGACACTATCGGTAGGGATGAAAGTCGCATTATTATACCAATGTATGATAAGGATAATAACCTTATCGGTTTTCAGGGAAGAAGTCTAGTTCCCAACTCTGTTAAATATATCACTGTGATGCTTGATGAGGAGGCACCGAAGATTTATGGACTTAATGAGGTCAATGACCAATTACCAATCTATGTGGTTGAAGGACCCTTTGACAGCACTTTCGTCAACAATAGTGTGGCTTTGTGTGGCAGTGACGGTGATGTTCGTTGTCTTAAAGGAAGCAGTATTGTTTTTGTTTATGATAATGAGCCCCGTAATAGAGAAATCGTCAATCGCATTGACAAATGTATTTCAAGAGGTGAAAAAGTCGTCATCTGGCCAAGCGGAATCGTAGACAAGGACATCAATGATATGGTCCTCTCTGGACTTAATGTTATGGATGTGTTAAAATCAAATACATATTCAGGTTTAGAAGCAAAAGTTAAGTTTAACATCTGGAAGAAAATATGAGCAACGGCACCAAAGTTATTAAGAGAAACGGCAAGACCGAACCACTTGATTTGAACAAACTTCATGTCATGGTAGAAGAGGCATGTAAAGACCTCGCAAATGTATCTGCATCACAGGTTGAAATGCAGTCTGGGATTCAATTTTATGATGGTATTACTACCGCAGAGATTCAGGAGATTCTGATTCGTTCTGCTTCTGACCTGATTGATCTGGATCATCCTAACTATCAGTTTGTTGCTGCTCGTCTGCTGTTGTTTGCTACTCGCAAGCAACTTTATGGACGCATGCACGAGTTCCCAACCTTAAAGCAACATGTTGAGAATTGTGTTGGAAAAGGGGTTTATGATGCCGAAATTTTGGACAATTACTCTGAAGAAGAGTTTGATAAACTTCAGTCGTATATTGATCATAGTCGTGACTATTTGTTCACTTATGCGGGTCTACGTCAGGTCGTTGATAAGTACCTCGTGCAGGATAGAAGCACTGGGGCACTTTACGAAACGCCACAGTTTATGTACCTTTTGATTGCGGCAACTATTTTTTCTAAATATCCAAAAGAAACCAGGCTTGATTATGTCAGACGATACTACGACGCAATCAGCAAGCACAAGATCAACATTCCAACCCCTATCATGGCGGGAGTGCGAACGCCACTTCGACAATACGCTAGCTGTGTCCTTGTTGATGTTGATGACACCCTCGATAGTATCTTTACTAGCGATATGGCTATTGGCCGATATGTTGCACAAAGGGCGGGTATCGGTATCAACGCAGGTCGCATCCGTGGCATCAACAGTAAAATTAGAGGCGGTGAAGTCCAGCACACTGGCGTTGTACCGTTTCTCAAAAAGTTTGAAGCGACTGTCCGTTGCTGTACGCAAAATGGCATACGAGGCGGAAGCGCAACAGTCCACTTCCCCATTTGGCACCAAGAGATAGAAGACATTCTAGTATTGAAAAATAATAAAGGAACCGAAGATAACCGTGTTCGTAAGTTAGACTACAGTATTCAAATCTCCAAACTCTTCTATGAACGATTCATCCGCAACGAAGAGATTTCTCTCTTCTCTCCTCACGCCGTTCCTGGTCTGTATGATGCTTTTGGTACTGATGGATTTGACGAGTTATATGTTCGTTATGAACGAGATGAATCTATTCCAAGAAAAACTATCGCAGCTCAAGAACTCTTTCTGGACCTCCTAAAAGAGAGAGCAGAAACTGGTAGACTCTACATCATGAATATTGACCATTGTAATTCTCACTCTTCCTTTGTGGATAAAGTTGAGATGAGCAATCTATGTCAAGAGATTACTCTGCCTACTAAACCACTTCAACACATTGATGATACTGATGGTGAAATTGCTCTTTGTATCCTTTCTGCTATTAATGTTGGTAAAATCAGGGATCTTGAAGATCTTCAAGTTCTTTGCGATCTTGCTGTTAGGGGTCTTGATGAACTCATTGATTTTCAAGGATACCCCGTCAGAGCAGCAGAAATCGCCACCAGAGCACGCCGTTCTCTTGGAATCGGTTATATTGGTCTAGCACACTATCTTGCCAAGCACGGGGAGCATTACGACGATCCTGGTGCCTGGAAACTTGTACATGATCTGACAGAGGCATTCCAATATTATCTCATTCAGGCAACCGTTAACCTTGCGAAAGAAAAGGGTGCTTGTGAATACTCACATCGTACCAAGTATGGACAAGGCATTCTCCCAATTGATACATACAAGAAGGATGTGGATGAAATCGTTCCAAATGAACTGAAGTATGATTGGGAAGGTCTTAGAGCACAAGTTAAGCAATATGGCGTCAGGAACAGCACTTTGTCCGCACAGATGCCATCGGAGAGCAGTTCCGTTGTGTCAAACGCAACGAACGGTATCGAACCACCTCGCGGATACTTGTCCATTAAGAAGTCGAAGAAAGGACCACTCAAGCAGATTGTTCCCCAATATCAATCACTTAAGAACAATTATACGCTTCTGTGGGATATGCCTAGCAATCGCGGTTATATTCATATTGTTGCTGTTATGCAAAAGTTCTTTGATCAAGCGATTTCTGGAAACTGGTCCTATAATCCAGAAAATTACCCAGACAATGAAGTTCCTACTTCAGTAATGGCACAGGACCTTTTGACTACATATAAGTACGGCTGGAAAACCAGCTATTACCAAAATACACATGACATGAAGAATGATGAGGTTGAAGAAACCCGACATTCTCTTGAGAATTTAATTTCCGATATTCTAGAATCAGAGGAGGAAGATTGTGAGTCTTGTAAGATTTAAGACAGGGTTGGAGGGAAAACCAATGGTTGATTCCATGACAGTTTTCAACTCCAACGAGGTTGATACAAAGAAACAACCAATGTTCTTTGGTCAACCTCTGGGAATTCAGAGATACGATTCTTACAAATATCCAATCTTTGATAAACTAACAACGCAGCAACTGGGTTATTTCTGGAGACCCGAAGAGGTATCTCTTCAAAAAGATCGTAGCGATTATCATATGCTACGCCCAGAGCAAAAGCATATCTTCACCAGCAACCTAAAGTATCAGGTTATGCTGGATTCCGTTCAGGGTCGTGGACCTGGTATGGCATTTGCACCATACTGTTCACTTCCTGAACTGGAAGCATGTATGAAGGTATGGGAGTTTATGGAGATGATCCATTCTCGTTCATACACATACATTATCAAAAATGTATATTCCGATCCTTCGGAAGTCTTTGATACCATTCTCAAAGAAGATCGCATTATGGAGCGTGCGGTGAGCGTTACTCAAGCGTATAACGACTTCATTAACGCAGCACATCGCTATGATAATTCTAACGAGTGGCAGCACGCACTAGAGCAAGTTCCCTACGCACAAGAGGCAAGGTATGAACTCAAGCGTAAACTATTCAGAGCAGTTGCAAACGTTAATATTCTTGAAGGCATTCGCTTTTACGTGTCATTTGCTTGCAGTTTTGCTTTTGGCGAACTCAAACTTATGGAAGGAAGTGCGAAAATCATCTCACTGATTGCCCGTGATGAGAACCAGCACTTGGTAATTACTCAAAACATCATGAATAAGTGGAAGGAAGGTGATGACCCAGAAATGGCACGCATTGCCAAAGAGGAAGAACAGTGGGTCTACAAGACCTTTGAGAATGCTGTGAATCAAGAAAAGCTCTGGGCAGAGTATCTGTTCAAGAATGGATCCATGATTGGTCTCAATGACAAACTGTTACAGCAGTATGTTGAATGGATTGCGAATCGTAGAATGAAGGCAATTGGACTTAAACCACTTTATGATATTCCAGCAAAGAATAATCCACTTCCTTGGACGGAGCACTGGATTTCTTCAAAGGGTCTTCAAGTGGCACCACAAGAAACCGAAGTTGAATCATACATTGTTGGAGGAATCAAGCAGGATGTTACCGAAAATACTTTCTCTGGATTCCAACTATGATGAATGGGTGGAACAAGAAATTCTAAATGCTTTTCAAGAAGCGGCAGAGTGTGATGAATACCTGTTTGGGGATTATGATTATTGTAAAGAATGGATGAAAGATTCAGAGGGTCAATAAGACCCTCTTTTTTTATAAATACTCACAGGAATTCCTTAAGTATTAAAAATGTTTGCGTCAGATTTAAAGGCATTACAAGAATCCTATGAAGGCATTTATGAAGAAGGAGATGGAATCTCCTGCGAAATGCTTGAAGAGATCGTAGAAGAACTTATTGAAGAATGTGTAGAGTTTGGATATAGTCTAAATGAAGCATCTACTGCTGTAGAGAATGCGGCAATTTTATACATTGATGAGGCAAAGGTCACCTATGGTAGTGATACCGAAAGTCCAGAGCAGCGTCGTGAGCGTGCCAAGTCAAAGGTTGGTGAAAAGAAAGCAGCAGCACGAAAAGCAGCGGTAAAGACTGCTGTAGGGCGTGCCAAAGCAAAGGCAGCAGGTGCCGTAGCAGGAGCAGGAATTGCTGCCTCAATCGCAAAAGACACTGCTAGAAGAGCAGGAAGAACCGCTGTCCATAAGGTCACCTATGGTGCTCAAAAGAAGAAGGAAGAGGTCAAGAGTGGCGTTAAGAGTCTGATTGGAAGAGGTCTCCGTAAGGCAGCAGGAGCAGTCGGAAAGGTTGCTCAAAAGGCAGCAGGTGCCGCTTCAAGACTTGGAGAGGGAAAAGAGCAACTAATTGATGAGAGTGGCATGGTTGGAACACCAGGACCATCTATTCCTGGAGCCAAACCCAAACCTAACAAACCTCAAAATTCTAATCGTCCGAATTCATTTGTTTCTTCTCCCGGATCCGACACCAGAAGAATTGGTGGTTATGACTTGACAAGACTTTCAAATTCTTATGAACCAGACGCAAAATTGGTTGATGAACAGAATGCTGGTCCAAGCACTCCAGTAAAATATGATGCTCAAATGGGACAACTTGTTCCTAATCAAGGTGCTACAAGAGTTGGTGCTGTCCGTCTCAAGCCAGCAATGGGACTTAAGAAAGGTGGAACAGTTAGAGAAGATGTTTATGATATTGTTTTAGATTATTTGATGTCTGATGGTCATGCAGACACCGTAGAGGAAGCACATTATGTTATGTCACAGATGGACGCAGATCACATTCAGAGCATTGTTGAGAATGTAATGGCTGGTCCAGTAATGAAGCCTGGTAGTGGACTTGGTGGTGCTAAACCAGTTTATCCATCTGGAACAAAGAAACCAGCACCAACTGGAGCAAAACTTCCACCTGTCTGATATAAAAATCATATAATACTTAAGGGGCTTGACAAGTCCCCTTTTTTTGTCTAGACTAGGTTTGTCCCGGTTGAAGATAAATAATAGCTCATAAGATACTTTAATATGAGTTATGAGAATCCCTGGCGGTATAATGGGGAAGTTTTTGATACTGACGATATTGGAGAATACTTTGGGTTTGTTTACTGTATAACCAATAAGTATAACCAACGGCAGTACATTGGTAGAAAATACTTTTGGTCTTTTAGAACACCACCAGGAAAGAAGAGAAGAGTAAAACAAGAATCAGACTGGAAAAAGTATTATGGTTCTTGTCCAGAGTTAAAGGAAGATATCAAAAAGTATAACAAAGAGAATTTCAATAGAGAAATATTGAGTCTTCATAAGGCAAAAGGTGACTGTAATTATGAAGAAACGAAACAACTTTTTCTAAATAATGTGTTGAGTGAGTCTCTTGACGATGGAACGCCAGCGTACTACAATAGCAATATTCTAGGACGCTACATGCGAAAAGATTATGGTAACTTTGGAGCAAACTCTTCAAACAACACATGACTGGGCAGTTGACCGCATTCATACTCTTTGTGAGGAAAATATTGAGAATGCCCATGCGATTCAATCAGAATTCAGTGAGTGGTTGGATCCGGATATTTTAGACCATGATATTTTCTCATTAGAGTTTATAGGAGACGAAAATGACACTTGACCTTCATAACTTTTTCAAATTTTACGACGAAAACAATTCAAATCATGTAGCAGCAGTTCAGTGGTTAGAAGATAACCTCCCTGCTAACTTCATGGATGATTCAGAAACAGACTGGATTGGGATCTTTAGAACTAAACCCCCTACACCAGAAGTTCTAGCAGTTCCTTACTATAATCAAGTAGACAATTACAGAGATGCACATAGAACTTGCAACTCTTCATCGTGCGCTATGTGCTTATCTTTCCTCAAGCCAGGAAGCATTAAAGGCGACGATGAGTATGTTAAGAAAGTCTTTGAGATTGGTGATACAACAGACCATGCCGTTCAGACGAAAGTTTTGGCGGCTTATGGAGTTAAGTCACACTTTAGTTACAATTTATCTTTTGCTGATATTGATAAAAGTCTGGACGCTGGGAAGCCCGTTGTTATTGGCATACTCCATAGGGGTTCTCTTTCTGCACCTACTGGTGGGCATATGTGTGTCGTCATTGGTAAAACCCCAGATGGAAAGGGATATTATGTAAACGATCCATATGGTTCTCTCAACGACAACTACACTGGACCTGTGACGAATGGTAAGAAGACCATTTACACCAAAGCAGTTCTCAAGCACCGCTGGTGTCCAGGAGGGAATGATGGATGGGGCAGAATCTTCGATTAATTTCAAACGCAAGATGCTTAAGGTGATTAAAGACCTCACAAATAGTGGGAGACATGTAGAAGCAAGTCAACTGTATCAAAAGTATTTCGGAGACAACAATGGCACGAATCGACCTTCATAACTTTTTTAAGTTCTACGACGAAAGAAATCCTAACCATGTGAAAGCAGTTCAATGGTTAGAAGACAATCTTCCTGTCAAATATTTGGAAGATAATATTGACTGGGCAGAAATTTATAGAGGAAAAAAGTCTAGTGCTGCACCAGCCCCTGCTGCTGCAGCTCCTGTAACGAGCGGTGATGATGTTCCAATGATGGGCATCAAGTTAATCAAAGAGTTTGAGGGATGCCATCTTAATGCGTATCCCGACCCTCTTTCTGGTGGACTTCCAATCACAATCGGTTGGGGTTCAACTCGTAAGAAAGATGGTTCTCCTTTCAAACTTGGTGAATCAATCACTCAACAGGAAGCAGATGAGTTACTGATTAGTCAGTGTAAGAATCAATTCCTTCCAGCACTTCGTAAAATTCCACATTGGAATGAAATGACTGATGGTAAGCGTGGAGCACTTCTTTCCTTTGCTTATAATCTGGGAGCAGGTTTCTACGGTGGAGATAATTTCAACACCATTACCAAACGCCTGAAGAATAAGGAATGGGATTTAGTTCCTGATGCTCTTTATCTCTATCGTAATCCTGGTTCAAATGTAGAAGCAGGTCTTGCTCGTCGCCGTAAGGCAGAAGGCGAAGCGTGGAAGAAAGGATAAATAAGATACAGTTATCACTGATTTTGATCTTAATGGTCTGAATCTACATAGTCCGAGTCCTCTGTGATTCGGTGAATACTTTACTTTTCATACTTCGGTTTGTTTTGTTTAGTACACACTGAACTCACAGAGGATTTTTATGTCTTACGCTAAAAAGGCGCTTGCTGCTGCGTCTGCTTTATTAATGGGAACTAGTGTATCAGCAGCACCATTAGTTTTAGAAGGAAACTATGTAAAGATTGGTGTTAATGATGCTGGAACTGTTGGTTCTGGCGGTAACACTTCTCCTGGTATTCTCTACGATTCAACAGGAACCGCAACATTTAATCCTTCATACGATTATCTCACTCCTGGTTCTCCTTTTGAGGGATGGACTGTAAAAGGTATTGATACAGATGGAACCACAGTTCTGTTTAATTATGGTAACAACAATGCGAGTTACGCAAGTGTTAATGTAATCACAGGAACTCTTGTAGATTACTCTGGTGTTTCATATCGTGGTTTAACTTTTGACAATCGTGCTGTATGGTCTGGTTCGGTCACCGAGTTTGATATTGAGCACGACTATCGTTTCAATGATAACCAACAGTTTGTGGACATCAATACTCGTTTAGAGTTTAAGATGAATGTTCCTACATTATACTTTGGAAGATTCACTGACCCAGACGCAAGGGCAGCAGCAGGAGATAGTTCTTCAACACTCAATGTAAGAGGATATGCTGGTGGTGTTCCTGCGACCAATGTAGTTCTGTCAGAGGCACTTGCTTCCAAGTATGCTCTGGGACTATTCACTGCGGCAACTAACTCCAATACTGGTATTAGTGCTTCCTGGTCAACAGACCCATTAACATACTATGGTGGACAGGATGATGGTGATGGAGACTACACCATCGGTATGGCATTTATGTTCTCTGGTATTAATACTGGGGACATTATTGATATCCAGTATGCTTATATCTTTGGACCATCTTCTTATGACGCTGCTTCTGGTGCCGTTGCTGGTGGTGCTGGTGGAGCAACATCCTCATCCTTCACCGTTACTAATGTAGGTTCTGCTTCTGCTCCCACTGCTTCTGCCCCATCAACTCCAACACTGGTAAGTTCTTCCACTTCCCCATCAACCACACTTCCTGTTCTGACTGTTACGCTTACAGAGCACACAGAATCAGAAGATGGTGGAGTTCAGACTATTGATAGAGACTTCACCACAAATACTACCACTCCAATGGTGACGACTGATACCTATAGTGATGGTTCTACCACAACTGCTTTATCAAACTCTGTTTCTACAACACACTCATCTGATTCACTCACTGGTCGTGTAGATCAGCACGAAGTCCTTGATAATATTGGAAGTGGACTACAAGGACTCTTAAACCACGAACCAACTGAACCAACCACTGATAGAGTTAGAGTATTCAGTAAGAACTACTATGCGTGGTCTTCTGCCGACAATGGATACACTGGTAAATCAGTTATCTATGGTGGTGGTTTAGAGATTGATATTAAACCAACCTGGACAATTGGTGCTCAATATAATAATGTAAATGTGAACTTGGATGGCGTTGATAGCACATCCAAACTGAACAAAAGTCACATTGGCGTCTTTAATATGCTTCGTGGAAATACACTCTCACTCTTAACCAATGCTGCGATTGCTCAAAACAGATATAATGTTTCTCGTAATGTTCAGGGTGTCTTTAATAACGAGAGCACCGCAACAGGTCAAGAGTGGTGGGTAAACAACAGACTCTTCTGGCACGCTCATAAGAACATCACTCCATTCGTAGGATACACCGTAGGAAACTATCGCAGAGATGCGTTCACTGAAAGTGGTTCTATTCAGTCCGCAAGAAGTGTTGAAGTAGTAGATGAGACTTCACATACTGGTGAAATCGGACTTGCTCTTTCTCATCGTTTCGGTGGTAAGAAGAAAGACTTGTTTGGTGTAAGTATTGAAGGTTCTTATGCGACTGATAATGCGATTGAGGCATCGGCAACTGTTGACTACAAAGAAATGATCATCATTCAAGGAGTTCATCAAATTAATAATGGTGTAAGCAACACGGCAGTTTCCGCAAATGTTAAGTTTAGGTTCTAAAAACCTAAATAAGGAGAGACTTCATCACACGGAACTGATGGAAAACAAGAAAGAAAAAACTATGGGACAAATTATTCGTATTGCGATTTTGAGTTGGTCTGCCGCTCTTTTGACTGCTAGCTATGCTGGTATGCTATCCAAAATGGATCCTACTTTCATTGCTACTGTCTTTACTGCTTCTGCTGCTACTTTTGGTATCAACACTATGAAAAAGGGTGATGATGAGCATAAGGAAGAACCAAAGAGAGAGGAAACTTTTGTTGAGGCACCACCAGAACCACCAGCACCTGAAGCACCAGTAACTCTTGTTGAGAGAGTTGAAGCATTGGAAACAAAGGTTGAGGAAGGTGAAGGGTTCGTCACACCCCGCACAGGAGCATAATGTCCAAGTCACCCAACAAAGGTAAGAAAGGTTCTGCTGGTAATAAAAAGCAGAATCAAGGAAACGCAACTGCTAAAAAGGCGAAGAATGGTGGCAAAAAGAAGTAATGGAATTCATTGCTTTTATGATAGTTGGTTATGCCGAAATTAGTCCTGGTAGTTGCCAGTTGGAATATTTTAGATACAATGAAATACACTCGCTTGTAATCCCGTGCCACGAGAATGGAACACTCCAAAAAGGGAGTGTTGGAATGCTCCCATCCATAAAATACTCCAAGCAATAGATAATCACACCCGTCTTTATTTTGAGACGGGTGATGAGTGGCACCAAGAACAAGCACAGATATTAAGAAAATATATAAAAGACCTAAAAGTTTGGATACACAA